CCAACCGGAACAGCAAATTCTGCCATACAGATCTATGCCACAGCGGGTGGCACATACCACGGTTTCTATCGAACTATTACCGCAGGGACTAACACTCAAATCACGGTGTCGATTTGGGCAAAGGCTAGAACGTACACGCATCTGTTTCTTTCGGATGGTAATAGTGGCCGTGCTGCAGTTCGATTTAACCTTTCAACTGGCGCAACCGACAACAATTTCGGCGCTGGCTACGTCAGCGCAAAGGCGACTCCATTTCCAAACAACTGGTGGCGATGCGAAATGGTCGTGAATGTCACGGCTAGCACTTCATATGGTTGGACATTTGTAGGAGTGCCATCCTCCGGTGCAACGCTCAACGGGTTCGGGGCGCAGTACACAGGAACAGGAAACGCGGCGGATGGGATCTACTGCTACGGATTCCAGGTGGAAGCAGGAAACGGCGCATCCTCGTACATCCCGACCGGGGCAAGCACGGGGAACAGGGCGGTTGATGTCTGCACGATGAGCAACATCACCGCTCTGAACTACAACGCAAACGGCGGCACGCTTTTCGCGCACTTCAGCAACAATACGGAGAACGCAAACTTTGCAGGTTCGATTGGTTTCAACAATGGAGCGAACTACGCGCAGAGGCTTCGCTGGGGAAGTGGAACTCTGCTGGCGTCGTATTACCAGACGAACGGAACGACCGCACTTGGTTCCAACTTGGCCGGCTCCCGTACATCCTTCGCAAGCGCGAAAGCGGCTACCTCCTACTCGTTCGATGGAACGACAACCAGCACGGCCATGAGCATCAACGGCGCACAAGCAACGATAACGCCGACCAGTTCTGCCGTTTCCGGTGTCTCAATCGCCACCGCGTTTGCTTTGAACAGCGACAACAGCAGCGCGGCGACCGCGTATCCAAGCATTGCTATTCGCTCGGTCAAGTTCTATCCAACCGCATTGACAATGGCGCAGATGAACGCAATCACGGCGAACCCCTGACATGGACTACCTACTCCGTTCAAACACAGAGTCCGATCTAGACGATGCGCTTATCGCCGCAGGGCTAGCCGAGGAACGCACCGACGTTGATGGCGATGTCATAGTGCTGCCTGTGACGGGGATCACCCTTGACCGCATCGGGCCGATCCCAGCGCAGGTGGACGAGGAAGGGATCATCGTCCGCCCTGGCGACCCCCGCTACCACGCGAACATCCGCGCCACCATTGAGCTGACTGAAGCCCAGGTGGAGGCTCTGCCGACGTTCACGCCGACGCCAGGCGTCCCATACCGGGTGTTCATTTGAGGATCGCTGTACTGCTCATCCTTGCGCTCGCTGCCTGCAACCCGGTTGCTCGCATCTCCGCGAACGCGACGGCGATCCGCAACGAGGCCGGCGCGCTCATCGACCACGGGAACGCCACTGGCGACCAGGTGGTTGTGCAGGGCGCGACCCGCATCGACGCGGCCGCTGCCGCCATCCACGGCGACATCCCGTCCGTACAGGCGGTCACGCCGGCATGGCTATCCACCCTCCAGTGGTGGGGCATCGCGGTGGCGGTCGCTGGCATCGCGTTCCTTGTGTGGCAGTCTGGCATTGGCACGGCCGTCCGCATTGCCATAGGGTGGTTGCCTCGCCGAAAGGTGGCTGCCGCCGAGCTTGCAGTCGATACACTTGATGAATCCCGTCCCGAGGGGGACAGGGAACTCGTCACGCTGCTCCGGGCGGACCCGGAGTTTGACGCGGCGTTCAAACGCGCCAAGGGGCGCAGAAAGAAACAGACATGATTCTCGCCGACTTTTTGGGTACGACCTGGTTCATCGCTCTCGTGGCCGTGATCGGCATCCTTGCCGGCGCTTGGCTGCACAAGAAGTTCGGGCACAAGCTCCACTGACCAGCCCTGTGGCGTTCGCGCCTACGGCACTGCGAGCGGGCGTGGCCTACGGGCTGCGCCCGCTGTTCCAAATGAAAACCCCCGCCCTTGGCTCCGTCGTGGGGCCGCAGGCGGGGGGAGGAGAGGATGGCAGGGTTAGCGGATTCGCAGGCTTGTGCCGCGTGGCAGGAGTGCCACGCCGGGGATCGTAGCGCCCGCTGCCAGCGCCTCGCGCAGCGCGGCCTTGTCGGCCTCGACGCGCACGGCCTGGTACTGCGTAGGAAGCTGCTCGGGCGGCACGGTGACCTCGAGCGGCTGCGCGCCGCCGTTGGCCTGGACCGACAGCCGGAACCGGGCAGTCTCAATCTTGCCCTTCCCGGTGGCCTCCATCGCTTCCTTCAGGCGCTGCTTCAGGCGCTCGGCGAGAGCGTCGTCGGCAGCAGCGAGGTCGCGCAGTCGCTTGGCCTCCTCGGCGCGTGCGTCGGCACGGCTCCGCAGGTGCTGGATCAGGGCCGCGTAGTCATCGGCCTTGGACTCGAGCACCCCGGCGAGGCCGGCGAGGTGCTCGTCAAGCGCCGCCTGCGCTTCGACGGTGTCGCCAGCCCCGTCAAGGATGGCCTCGATCAGGGTGGCGATTTCGGTTTGAATGGCGTACAGGTTCATGGTGTATCTCCTCGTATGTTCAGAAGGGCAGTTCGTCGGCGTCGGTGGCGACGGGGACAGGTGCGGATGCGGCTGCGGTGCGGATCACGCGCATGATGGTGAGCGAGTTCCCGACCCGTGCGATGTCGAGGCGCAGCTCGCTGTCGATGGCCTGCTCGCACAGGTCCGCGTACTCGGGGACGGTGGCGGCAATCCAAGCGGTGCCGTGCTCGCCGGCGGCCTGCACGGCAACGGGCTTGCCGGGACGGCGCACCACGTGGCGGATCAGGAACAGCCCCTCGTACTCATCGGGGTACGAATCCGCGGGCGCGGGAGCGGCGGGTGCCGCCGACGCCACAGGGGCGGGCGCAGTCGCCTCCTGCGCGGCCTTGCGCTTGCGGACGGGCTTCGGGGCGTCGGCGACGGCTGGCGCGTCCTGGGGCAACGTAGCGGCCTCCACGGGTGCCGGCAGCGCCTGGACCACGATGGGCGGCGCAGCAGGGGGATTGTCCTGCTGCCCCATCTCCTCGGCGGTATACAGGCCCGACAGTTCGGCTGGGAACGCCTTGCGGAGGGCGAGCGCCTCGGCGCACTTGGCGATCATCACGGACGGCATCTTCGGCCACATGCCCGAGAGGCTGCCGTCCTTCTTGCGCTGGGCGTACTCGCGGAACAGGGCGACGGCGGTGACCGCCTCGACAAACCCCTTGCGGTAGACGCCGACGCGGGCGGCGGCGGGCGGCTCGTCGTGGAGCCACACGTCGGTCCACTGCCCGTCCGTCCCGCAGAATGCAACTGAAGTCTGCCCTGCGTATTCCCCGCTGCGCTGGGCAACCAGGCGGAAGCCGTCGATGCTGACCTGGGTCTGCATGACCTCGCGGCCAGCGCGGCTATCCCAACGCTTCACGGCGTAAATCTGACGGGCGAACGGGTCCAGCCCGGTGCGGTCGCACACGCTAAAGAACAGTTCCATTTCGTCGCGGCTCGCGCCCGAGCAAAGGGTGCGGGCGAGCAGCTCGCGCTTCTCATCATCAAGTCGTGCCAATGCAGTCATCGTGTTCTCCTCTCGTGACTCGTCGCACCGGGCACGCGCCCGATCACGACATGCACACTATACGGGAGGGTAGAGGCCGTGTCAAGCCCATACTTTCACGATTGTTTCGGCGCGTTCCCCGTACTCCTTGCACGCCGACAGGATGGCGACCTGTGAATCGTCAACGTAAACGACCCCAGTCATGGCGTCCAGGGCAGCTCTGCACGCTTTGTCTAGATCGGGCCGGCGGGGTGATATTGGTGCCGTGGCCTTGAGGATGCCCTTCGAGGTGTAGTGGCTGGCGGGGCGCACGAAACTGAACAGCAGTTCGACGGCCACGACGCCTGTCGCCGGCGGTTCCGTCCACGCCTGCCGCGCCGCCAGCGCGAACACGGCGCGGTACGGCTTGACCTTGGCCGAGGACTCGAGCAGCAGGATGCGTCCGCTCCTCGAGCGCACGGCACGCTTCGATCCCTGGGGGGCAGCCTCGCCCGGTACGGTGAAGGTAATCAATCGCGTCTCCTGTGGTTTGTTTCGCGCAGCACGTAGGCATTGACCTGGCGCATCGCTTTGGAAAGTTCAGTCCGCAGGTACACGACTTCCTGCATCAATTCGATGGTGAGCGGATCGTTTGTCCCGCTGTTTCGCACGCGGTCCACCACGTCCTCGTCGTATTCCCCTTTCCCCGGTTGCATCTCACCCCTCGCCTTCGTAGAGGATGCGACTGATGTGCGTTGGCATCACGGCCCGCAGCCGGCGCACTTCCTCGCGCAGACGCTCAATCTCATCGGCGGCACGGTGCATCACAAAGTCTGCGCCGGCATTGCCCCATGATCGCAGTTCGGGAACGATGTCCTGCTTGTTGCTGACTTGCTTGTCCTTCACTTGCCGTCCTCCTTGAAGCAGTCCCAGCCGTGCCGATCAGCGATGTATCGTGCTGATTCAACGTTATCACGCGAGGTCATTTTGCAATACATCTGCCTCGCCTCATCGCGCTCGGCGGTGAGTCGTTCGATGGTGTCTGCCGCCTCGAGCATGATCGACGGCGCGAGACACTCGCTGTTCTTCCTCAGTCGGTTCACGATTTCGGATGTCATCGCATTCCTTTCAAGATGGCTGGCATGGGTCGGGGGGCGCGCTCCGCTCCCTCTTTCGTTAGCTCGCGCTTCTTGCGTTCTTCAATCACTTCCTTCTGAAGCTGCTCGATGCACTCCGCGATGGCGTCGAAGAACCGCGCTTCGGTGCGGCAGTATTTGACGAACTCGCGTTGACCAGGCGGCGTCTTCGCGGCGGCAGCGAGGCGCTCGTCGGCGCGCTTGTTCAGCAGGTGGATGGCATGGTCAACGTTCATCGGTTGTTCTCCAGTGCAGCAATTCTCTCTCCGATCCAAGCCATGCAATTCACGGCCATGCTGTTTCCGAGCGCCTTGTAGCGCGGCCCATCCGGGCAGTCCTCGGCTTGCTTCTTGCGCCACGGGATGAGCGTGTAGTCATCCGGAAATGCCTGGAGTCTTTCGCATTCTCTGGCTGTTAATCGGCGCACGGTCATTGCCTGGGGCACAAGCGGCGTCCCGCGCCCGGTGCCGTCCTCGCTTGCGTCGAAGCCATCTGCGCGGAGCGAATGGGCCACCGCCGGCGGCGATGGGATGCCTAGTCCGCTGCCGACCTTGACGGCAGGCGACACTTCAGGATGTTGATTTACGCCGTGCGTTCCGCCCGTGCTGTAGGAGGCGTGAGCCACCGCCACCGCATAAACATCATGCCCGTGCATCGCATTCAGCGTGAACGATGTTCCATCGGTGGACACGCAAGCGTTCGACTTGCTGCCTTGCATATTGACTACCGCCGCGTGCGCCGCGACTTCAGCGGGCCACATCACAAGCGATTCGCTTCCGCCGTGATAGTCGCCACCATTCGCCCGCATGGTTCCACCAACATCGTCCTGCACAAACGCGCCAATAGAACTAGAACGAACGGTGGTGGGTTGAATGATCGCACCGAAATTGTCCTTGTCGGGCATTCGCTGTGCGCCACCCGCGTTCTGTTTCGTCAATGTTCCAGCGCAGTCGGTGCCGTCCCACCAACAACCGCCTCGAGCGCCGCCTTCAGCATCGGCGGAAGCGCCTTGCCCCGGCGTTCGGCGCGGCGAAGAATCCCGCTGCACGCTTTCGCGCTCAAAGAGAACCTGGGCGGCACGGGTCCAGTCTCCAAGACATCCGACAACGAAGACACGTCGCCGGCGCTGCGGGACGGCGCGGGGATGCCCGTGTGTTCTGCACCATTGAGCGTCCAAGACCCGGTAGGCCCACCCATACCCCAGTTCCCCCAGCGCCCCGAGGAAGGAACCAAAATCCCGTCCTCCGTTGCTGGACAGGACACCGGGGACGTTTTCCCACACAACCCATTGAGGCCGTAGACGTGCAGCGATTGCAAGGTAGGTAAGCATGAGGTTTCCGCGTGGATCTTTGAGTCCTTGCCGGAGTCCCGCAACACTAAATGACTGGCATGGGGTTCCAGCCACGAGAAGGTCAATTGATCCGGGTTGAAGGGTCCATTGCTCATGCTTCGTCATGTCTCCGAAATTGGGAACGTTGGGATAGTGGTGCGCGAGTACCGCGCTTGGGAATGGTTCGATCTCGCTGAATCCGACCGGGGTCCATCCCAGGCCATGCCACGCAACGGTGGCCGCTTCAATGCCGCTGCACACGGATAGGTATCTCATCGTGTGCCTCGCTCAAGTTCGGTGCGGAACGCATCGCTTGCGGCAAGGTCAACAATCGCCGCAACCGGAAAGTCTGCCGGCGTATTGCTGCTAACGAGCATTGTGCCGTTCAACTTGATTGCCACCAGTTCCCACGAAATCAGACGCTGGAACGTGCTT